CGACGTGCAGGCAGCAAAGTGGGTGCTGTCCACTAAGGGCAAAGCTCGTGGGTTTAGTGAGAGGTACGAGGTAGAGCATAGCGGCCCCGGTGGTGGTCCTATGCAAGTAGAGGTCGTCTTTGGCAACAGCGACTAAAAAGCGCATACGCATAGCAAAGGCATTCAAGCCGTTTCGCAATCCAAGCCGCTACAAGGTCGCCGAGGGCGGTCGTGGTGGTGGCCGGTCGTGGAGTGTGGCGCTATTGCTGCTCGTATTTGGCATGAGCAAGCCGATGAGGATACTGTGTACTCGAGAGTATCAACGCAGCATCCAAGACAGCGTACATAGGACTCTCAAGGACATGATTGAGTCGAACGGCCTCGACAATTTCTACACAGTGGAGCGCTCGCGCATATACGGGGCAAATGGCACTGAGTTTATATTCATGGGCCTGCGACACAACCCGAGCGAGATTAAGTCAACCGAGGGCGTTGATATATGTTGGGTTGAGGAAGCGCATAACGTAAGCTCTGAATCATGGGACTACCTGATACCAACTATCCGTAAAGAGGGCTCTGAGATATGGGCTACGCTTAACCCGGTTGATGAGGACGCGGCGACGTGGCAACGGTTTGTCGTTAACCCACCGCCAGACACGATACACGTGCACACCGACGTGTATGACAACGAGTTTGCCCCACAGGTGCTGTTGGATGCTGCCGAGTGGGATCGTAAAAACAATCCAGACAAGTACGATTGGGTGTGGCTCGGCAAGCCGCGCAAAATAAGCGAGGCGGCGATACTCGCTGGTAAGCTGCGGGTTGCGGATTTTGACACACCCGAGGATGCGCGGTTTTACCACGGTGTTGACTTTGGCTTTGCCAATGACCCGCTTGCTGTGGCGAGGTGCTACATTGTCGCCAATACTTTGTACGTTGATGCAGAGGCTGGTGGTACAGGTATCGAGATACAGCAGCACCCGGCGGTAATTGATAAAGTGCCCAGCGCGCGCAAATGGAAATTATACGCCGACGCGGCTCGCCCGGAGGTTATACGGTATTTGCAACGTGAGGGGTATAACATAGCGGCGGCTAAAAAGTGGTCCGGTAGCGTCGAGGCGGGTATTGAGTATCTGCGTAGCTTTGATGAGATAGTGGTTCACTCGCGGTGTCACAACGTGGCCGAAGAGATGCGCAATTACTCGTACAAAGTGGACAAATCCACCGGTGAGGTTTTACCGATTGTTATCGACGCACATAACCACTGGATAGATGCGCTTCGATATGCGCTGAGCGACAAGGTTAAACAGGGCGGGAAGCAAGTCTTTGTAGGAAGGGCATAATGGGACTATTTAGCAAGCGGGCAAAACCGGCAGCGACTAAAAGCTACGCCACGTATCAGCTAATGCCACATACATCGTGGCGGCCAAAATGGACAGACATTACGACGCATCAAGCAACCTATCACGCGCTTGAGCGGAGCGTATGGTTATACGCTGCAATACGGCTGCGAGCGGTTAACAGCGCGTCGGTGCCGTGGCGCATCGAGCAGCTACGAGGCGACGAATGGGAGTCGGTGGAGGGTATGACCCTCGCCAACATTGTTGCGCGACCGAATCCGAGTTTTGGATGGGCTGAGCTAATTAGGCGTGCTGTTTACATGCTCGATCTGACAGGCGATGCATATTTCTCCGTTGTGCGCAACGGGGCCGGTGAGCCACGAGAGTTGTGGCCACTGTTCCCTGACCACATGGAAATACTTCCCGGTCGCGATGGCATGGTGGAGAGCTACAAATATCGCAAACAGCAGCACACCCGCGTAATCCCGGCGGCCGATGTGCTGCATCTTAAATATACTCATCCCGGAGAGCCGTACTACGGGCTTGCCCCACTGCAGGCGGCTGCTCGCGCAGTGGATATTGACGAGGAAGCTGAGCGCTGGCAAAAAACGAGCCTCCAAAATATGGGGATGCCACCTCACGCCATTGAGATGCAAGGTGAGTCGATAAGTCAAACTGAGTACGAATCGGTTAAGGAGTGGGTAGCCGAGCAGTCGGGGCCGGAGAATGCGCGGAAACCGTGGGTGCTCGCTAATGCCAAAATCAGCAGCGTTGCTCATAGCGCCGTCGATCTTGATTTTACCAACGCGCGCAAATTGACGCGCGAGGAAATCCTTGCCGCATACTCTGTGCCGCCTCCCCTGGTTGGCGACTACGAGAAGGCGACGCTTGCCAATATCGAGACGGCACGTCAGATACTGTGGCGCGAGGGATTAATACCGGTACTCAATGAGATTCGATCACAAATAAACACGCAGCTCGTGGAGCAGTTCGGTGCTGATTATCGAATCAGCTATGATCTTACCAATGTCGAGGCGCTGCGCGAAAACCTAAGCGAGAAACTTGACGAGGCTCAAAAGCTCTGGTCTATCGGCGTGCCGCTGTCTGCCATTAATCAGCGTCTTGAGCTTGGCTTGGACACCGACGAGATTCAGGGCGCTGATACAGGGTATATCCCGAGCGCAGTTTTCCCTGTTGAAATTGATACCGATGTGGATAGCCCGGAGGAACTTGGGGATGATGCAGCGTTAATTGATTCGGGCACTGATGTGCAGGATGAGGCACTTAACGGCGCACAGATACAGGCACTACAATCTATCGCGCAGTCGGTAGCTGAGGGGCTGTTGCCGCCGGACTCGGCTATACAGATTATCCGAGTTGGGTTCCCGACAATCGACGAGGAGCAGGCTAGACGAATTATCGACCCTATGGATGGGTTTAGCGCACAAGACGCAAATGCAGATACCGAATAACCGTCAGGCCGAGCGCCGCGCACAGGACAGGATTGAGACACAGATAGCCAACCGGTTTGAGTCTCGATTGCAACGCGAGATAGCGCGCAGTATCCGAGACGGTGCCGACGCATACGAGGCAGGCAGGAGTATAGAGTCAGCGGTTTCCAGCCATGACGATGCGGTACGCCGCGCTATCGAGCGCATGTACACCGACGCATATACGCAAATAGGCGAGCGCGTGCTTGCTCAAATAGAGCAGTCAAGTAAGTCCGCTCCTCGCCTTGAGCGTAAAGGCCTGCCCGACGCTATCCGGCGCACGCTTGATGCGTTTATCAGCCGATGGGCAGAGTTTAAGGCAATGGAAATTTCGAGCACTACGCGGGATTGGATACGCCAATCTGTTCAACGCGGGATAGAGGACGGGCTTGGCGTCGATGATGTGGGCGCAATGATACGCGGGCGCGCACCGGAGATATCGGCGTACCGGGCCCACATGATAAGCAGGACCGAAACGCATAGCGCTGCCAACGCGGCGAGTCTTGATGTTGCCGAAGATAGCGGCGTTGTGCGAATGAAAGTGTGGGTGCCTGTCGATGATCATAGGACACGGCGAGGCGAGTTCGATCACGTCAATGTTGATCCTGTGCCAATAGGAGAGCCTTTCCGCGTCTCAGGCGATGAGCTTCAGCACCCTGGTGACCCGGCAGGTAGTCCGGGCAATATAATCAACTGCCGATGCGCTATGGTTTACGAAACCAGATAAGTGGTGTATGGTTTTGTTGATATGCGTATGATTTTGTGCAAAGGTGGCTTGTGATGGAAATGGAGTTTAAGCGGTTCGAAGTTTCGGATGTCGATACAAAAGAACGCGTTATCACCGGACATGCTGCGGTATTTGGAAACAAAGACTCGTACGGCGACGTGATTGAGGCCGGGGCGTTTAAGCGCACGGTTGACGCCCACAAAGAGGGCGGCGGTCGCAAAGTAAAAGTCTTTTACAACCACATGCACCCGATTGGCTTGCCGCAGGAGCTTCGCGAGGATGAGCGAGGGCTGTACACCGAGAGCAAAATCAGTGCAACACCGCGAGGCGATGAGGTGTTACAGCTTGTATCCGATGGGGTTATCAATGAGATGTCCATTGGATACCAGCCTGTAAAAAGCTACGGCGAGCGCGGTGACCGGCACCTAACAGAGATAAAGCTTTTCGAATATGGACCGGTTGATTTTGCGGCTAACGACCAGGCGCTGATAACAGGAGTCAAGGGGCTCGCTGATAGGCTGCGACAGGGGCAGACAGGCGAGGCAACAATAGCAGAGGTAAAGCAGGCGATAAGCCAGCTTCAGGCGGCGATAGACCGGGCGGACCCGTCAAGTGACACTCCGCATAAAGGTAACGACTCGTCTCATATAGACACTCGTATACTCACATTAACCGCCGAGGCAAAGTCGATGCTTGCCGATTGCGCGACAATACTAAAGACAAGGAGCTATCACTATGGCTGATACGCAACAGGATTTTGATAAGGTAAGAGCCGAGCTTGTCGACTCTACCAAAGAGATTAAGTCGCTGCTTGAGAAGCAGGACGAGGAAATCAAGAGCATTGGCGGAACGTCGACCGAGACGAAGGAACAGCTTAAGGCAGCTGAGGCGAAGTACGAGCAACTTGAGCAGGACCGAAAAGGGCTCTCCGAGCGCATCGAGGCGATGGAGCTGAAGCTTAACCGGCCGGGCTACGATGGCAAGTCGAGCTTTCGCGCGACTCCGGGTATGCAGTTTGCTATGTCCGACGAGTACAAGAACGCGAAGAACGATCGCACCGGAGCTGTTAATGTCGGCTCGCTTTTTGAGCGAAAGGACATCGACCCGGTTCGTGGCGACGAGCAGCCCGATTCGCCGGTGCGCCCCGACCGTGTACCTGAAATTTTCCACGACCCCGGTCAGCGTGAGATGCGACTGCTCGACCTGATGAACGTCGCGCCGACTACCTCAAACAGCATCGAGTTTGTTCGGGAAACCGATTTCGACGAGGACGGCGCTACCTCGCAGCTTAACGAAGGCGCGAGCAAGACGAAGGCAGCGATGGCGTGGGAGCTTGTTACCGAGGCGGTCAAGACCATCGCGCATTGGATACCGGTATCGCGTCAGATACTCGATGATGCAGCGATGGCTCAGAGCCACATTGACGGTAGGCTCACCTACTCGGTCATGAAGGAGCTTGAGAACCAGATCATTTTCGGTAGTGGCGCTAACGGTGAAATGACAGGTATCTATAACACCGATGGCGTGCAGACTATTGGCGCACCTGATGGGGACGACACTGCACTTGACCATATCCGTAAAGCCATCCGCGATGTTCGGCTTAGCGAGTATGCGGCCACTGGGGTTATTCTTAACCCGAGCGATTGGGCGGACATTGAGCTTCTTAAGGACGATGAGTCGCGCTATATTTGGGTTACGCCTCCGGCCGGTGGTGAGATGCGGCTTTGGCGCGTACCTGTTATCGAGTCGACCGTAATGGGCGAGGGTCAGTTCCTGACCGGCGCGTTTGGCCTCGGTGCTCAGGTTTGGGACAGGCAGCAGGCTACCGTCCGCGTGAGTGAGAGCCACGACGATTACTTTGCTCGAAACCTGCTTGCAATGCTCGCTGAACTCCGTATGGCGCTGACCGTGTATCGGCCCAAGGCTTTTATCAAGGGAACGCTGAACGCCGAAGCGGCGACCTGATAATTATGAGTGACGCCCTGTACGTGCTGACGCGCACGGCGGGGCGGCCACAGTTTTTCGCGCGTGCCCGTGAGAGTGTGCGCGCGTTAGACTGGCCGCGCGTTGTGCATGTGGTCCACACCGATGATCCTCGCGATGATTATGTTGACGGGGATATAGTTGTACGGGCGGAGTGTCACAGCCCCAACACGGGCACGGCGACGTATAACCTCTACAATAATACCCTACTCAAGATCGTTCCCAACAATGCTTGGGTAGCGTTTCTTGACGATGATGATGAGTACGCGAGCGCCGACGTGTTTTCGCGTATCCTCGACGGGGCGGACCACGGCACTATCCATACCGGCATGGCTTACCGTGGAGTATGGAGTGACGGGAAAGGCAAGACATGGAATGCCATACCCCACGCCAAGCAGAAGCAGTACCAGACCGAGTGCGTTGTAATGCGCGGCGATATAGCAAAAAAAGCGTCGTGGTGGGGGTATAAAGGCGGGGACCATTACTACACCCGGCAGCTTGTCAAACGCTATCCGACGCAATGGCATGACGTGCTCATAGCTCAGGCGCAGGTGGGCAAGAGCAGTGGTAAGCGCGTGGACATTGACGGCGAAGAGAAGCGCGGGAGTTTGAACGCGAGTCAAGATGTTTGGTTTAAGCATTTTGTGAAACAGAAAAAAGGCCGTCAAGTTGGTAAGCTTGAAAAGTTGCCATACAAAGAGGCTGAGATACTTGAGCGTCATGGATATGGGCGCGTGACGTATAAGGGAATTGAGATATGCGACCACACCGAAGCGGCCTGAAGTTTACAAACGGCCGGAGCGTTAAAGTTAGCGAGGTGGACACCCTGCCCATAACCGTCGAGCGGTTGCAGGAACACTTGCGCGTTGATGGTGATAGCGATTATCTCGAATCTCTCATACGTGTCGCAGCTAACTATGCGGCAGAGTACATGCAGCGCAGCCTTGTCGAGACAACGAGGGAGCGACAATGGGACTTGTACGATTGGACACCGCAGCTACGCAGAGAGCACGTAGCAAGGAATCCACTTACACTCACCTATCCGCCGGTTAAGAGTGTGGATAGAGTCGTAGCGTATTTGTCAGACGGCAGCGAGGTGGAGCTAACAGAGTACACCGCAGACATAGCGGCGGACCCTGGCCGAGTGCTGTTGCATGAGGCTACGGTTGGCAGAGAGATTGCATCGATTGCAGTCGAGTACACGGCTGGCTATGAGGATGTGCCAAAGGTAATCGAGCAGGGCATTTTAATGCATGCGGCTTACCTCTACGAGTACCGGGGTGAGTGTGATGGTAGTGAGGCTGGCCGGAGAAGTGGCGCGCACGGGATGTACGACAGCTATAAGGTGGCATTGATATGAGACAGGGGAGGCCGGGGCAGCGGATGAGATGGCACGCGGTAGTCGACCGGTGCCCGGATGCAAGAGCGGGCGCTGAGATAGGTGTACTGCGTGGGGTGATGAGCGCGGAGTTACTATCGCGTATACCGACGCTCACCCTCTACATGGTCGACCGTTGGACGGCATACCCTCCGAGTGAGTATAGAGGGCATGCCTCGCTACCGCGTAAATCACAAGATTATTTTGACGCCGCGCGGGACAAGGCCGAGCGGGTGGCG